TCCTGTGATCTGGCCCGTGCCGACACCCACGCGGACCTCCTCCTCGCTCCGAGGACGCGGCGATGAACCACCGCGAGCGCGGTTTGGCGATTCGCTTGACGCGGGAGGAGTTCGAGCGCGGAGGTCTCGCGGCGAACCTCGCCCGCTTCATGGCCACGCACGACCTCGAGCACGCAGCGACAGACCTCATCGTCGATCTCGGGCCGGTCGATGACATGATCGCCCCGGGCGTCATGGCCTTCGCGGAAGCCTTCCTTGCGGATGTGCCGGACCACCCTCGGTGGAGAACCCTCACGATCTCCGCCTGCGCCTTCCCCCGGGGGATGGGGGGTCTCGATCGGCACTCGCATGACTTCGTCGATCGTATCGATTGGATTGCGTGGCGCGACGGCCTCCGGGCAAGGAGGGAGGAGCTGCAGCGGCTTCCGACCTTCAGTGACGGTGCGATCCAGCACCCGGTAGGCGTGGAGGGCTTCAATCCTGCGACCATGCAGGCGTCCGCATCCGTACGGTACACGCTTCCTGAGCGATGGCTCCGGATCAAAGGGCAGGGGCTGCGGACCAAGTCGGGGCGGTTGCAGTTTCCGACGCTCGCGAATCGGCTGGTGTATGGCGATCTTCGCGAGCACTACGCGGGCCCAGACCACTGCGAGGGCTGCCAGCTCATCAAGCGGGCGGCCGATGGTGCGCCGAAGCTCGGATCACTCGAGGCGTGGCGGAAACTCGGAACGGTCCATCACCTCACGGTCGTCATGCAGGGGCTTGGGTCGCCGCCCGCGCCTTGAGTGAGGTGCAGACGGTCGCCGCGATTTCACTCAGATCAAGATGCTCGCAAAGCCTGTCCCACACAAGGGACCGCGGTTTCCCCCGTGCCCCGCGGGCCGCACCCTTGGCAGCGAGGAGTTCCAGCGCCTCGTCCCGCCAAAGGAGCTCGACGAGCGCGCGTGGATCCCTCACCGGATTCCTGCGTCCGCGACGCACCACACGAAACGCAAGGCCGGTGCGCCGCTGGTCGATGCGAAGGATGCCCCACCAGTCCGGCACCACCTCCATCGCCTCGGTGAGGTGGCGGTTTCCGACGACGAGCGTCATGCGTTCGAACACGCGGCTGTACACCTCGGCTTGGGGCGGGAGTCGTCGAAGAGAGTCGCGGTCGGACTTGATTTCGAACCCATGGAGGAGTCCGTTCACGACGGCGAGGTCGATGCGAGCCTGACCCCGACAGAGACCAAGTTCCTCGATGAACGCCGTGTCCGCCTCTCCCGCGTATTTCGCGAGGAGGTATGCGCGCAGTGCAGAACGGATCTCGGCGTCTCCGCAGCTATGTCGATGATCGTCCGTAGCATCCCCCTTTGACAGATCCACATTGAAGCACATGAACAGGTGCCTGTCTCCAGCGATGACGCCGTGGCACGCTGAAGCCGCATCCACGCTTGGCCGCAGGCCCCACTGGCCGCCGACACTGGGCAGTCGACAAGAGCGCCAATCCCGACTTGACGCCGCCCACAGCTAGCACGCGAAACAAATTTATATTATTGTCTACTAAGACCATAGAAGCTTCGGCCGCGAATGGCCGCTCGGAACCGCGGGGTGGGTCTGGAGCTTGTGCCCTACGGTCGCAGACCTGGTCTCACAGCGGATACGTCCAGCCGCTCGGCTGTGGAGCCGAGTATGCGGTCCAGTCGACCCCGAACGCATCCTCTACCGCGTCGATCGTGATCGCGCCGTCGGTGATCGTCCCGTAGGAGATTGACACCACCCGGCAGACCATGTCCGTGATCCCGAGCGGGGCATACGAGAACTTGAACGGGCTGCCCGGGCGCAGTGACCACGCCGCGCGATTGACCTTGAGCTTCATGCTCGCGAACGGGTAGCTTGCAGCTTTGAGCTCGCGCGCGGCCACCTTCTGGGCGAGCTCTGCATCGTTGATCCCCTTGAACGTGATCGCCTTCGAGATCACCTTGCCGCGTGAAACAACACCGGCCAGGTCCACGGCCGTTGCCACCTTCTCGTCGAAGTGCTGGTCGCGGTCCAAGTAGGTGAGAGTGATCTTGTTCGGCAGTGTGGTGATGCTCGGGCGGAAGAATGAGTCGAGCTCGATGATCGAGTCGTCGTCGAGCGAGAGGATCTCCTCGGGGTCGTAGTCCGCCCGGGCGAGGGCGAGGGAGATCAAACCCGTCGAGCGGTCAGCGTAGAGCATGCCATCGATGTGCTGGAGAATGTCGTCTGCGACGCTGCGCCCGTCAGACTGCCCGTCGATGACCATGGAAAGGCCAAAGCCCTCGGCAGCCAGCGTGCTCCCGGCCGCGACGAACGACGCAATGTTGATGAGCGCCGGGTCGTACCGCAGCCCCCACACATCGTCCGTGAGCAGCTCATAGAGCATGCACGCGGGGTTCGCGTTGCCGTCGATGTTCTCTGCGCCGCCGGTCAGCCCGAGCGGATTTGGGCATCGGCGTGCAGTCATCCCGTGGGGCTTCATATAGGGCGTCTTGCCCTGCATGAACTCCCAATTGGAATCGCGGAACGAAAACGAGTAACACAGCCCCCGGTAAGCGGGGCACTCGTCTGCTGAGACGCGCAAGCGGCTGGCCAGACGGGCGTTGACAGCCTGGTCTGCCGTGCCCCAAACGAAGCAGTACGGGCCGGTTACTCCGCCCTCTTCGGCGCTGCCGCCAAATAGCTCAGGGCCGTTGATGAAGAACTCCGGCGGCGCGCTTTCTCGCAGGAGGGGATAGTTGAGCACCGTGTAAACGTCGGGGTAGTGGAGCAGTGGTGTATCCTTGTCGTCCCACTGCAGCGCAAGCACTTCATCGACCGGCCCGAAGCACCACGACCACATCATGCAGAGGAAGTAGAGATGCCCGCCGTCGTCATCGTCTTCGCGTCTATAGTCTCCGTACCAGGTCACATTCGGAGCAGAGAGTTTGGCCGTGCCCCACAGCACTGGCACCGGCCGGCTTTCCTCGACCGTCGGTGCTTCGATCCCGTGATCGGTCGAGTCCTCTGCCCGACGGCCCTGAGCTATGTAGTACTTGTTTAACGCCCAACTCGCGCCCACGAATGCCGCGATCTTGAGCGCGTATGAGATCAGCCAGAACATCTCACACCCTCTGCTTGTGGGGATCGCGCCACGGCATCCACTCGAATCCGAAGAAGTTGGCAGAATTGCTGAACCGCTCGATGCAGCTGGCGCGCGTCAAGTCGCAGCCGAGATACGCCGTCACCGTCTCGCCGGCCTCGAGCCCGTTGAACGGACTCATCACCGTCACCGTGTTGCTCGTGTGGGCAACGATGAACCGCCGGTCGCTGTTGCTGCGCTCGATCCATCCGCCGTTGTACCAGCCGTCCGGGTAGAGGGCGAATGCCATCGAGGTGAGCGCCGTGCCATCGACCGCTTGCAGCCGCGCCTCGGCTGCATACGCGCTTGCCGACACCCCGCAACGAGGCCCGTAGAGCTGGTGGTTGCACTGGACGGAGAAGAGGTAATTCGGGGTGCTCGTGCTCATGCCGCCGAAGAGCGAGACGCACTTGAGCGAGGCTACCGACCCGCGCTCGAAGGTAACACCGTCCACCCAGCCGAAGAACTCGCAGACCGGATCATCCTCCGCGCCGCGATGGACGCGGTACAGCTTCACCCAGGTCCGCTCGGCCGGGTGAAAGGCGATGTAATCGCCGACGATCGCATGCGTGCGCGGGAGTTTGACGTCGATGCCCCGGTCATCGTCCTGCTCGTCCGCTTCAACGCCTCCGATGACGATTGCCGCCGGCACAAAAGTCCCGATGCCAGGCAGCGTGATCTCGCGATCGGCTGAGGTGATGAGCCACTCGCTCGCGCCGCGCCAGAAGCGTGCGCACTCGACCGGCGCGCCGGCGCAGCATGATGTCTCGCGATCCTCGAAGCTCATGGGGTAGGAGCCTCCTGGGGGATTTCGACGAAGTTGACCGTCGCCTGGCAGAAGTGCCCGCCATGCCAGACGCGATCGACCTTGCCCGGCTCGGCGACGCGCATGAAGCGCAAGAAGGAGATCGTCGTCGTCTCCGCCGGCCAGGCGACAGGCAGCACCGGCGTGATCGTGAGCGTCTCGACCGTCCCGTCGTCTGCGTCGCTCACGTAGTGGTAGGAGGGCGCTGCGCCGCGCGCGTAGACAGCGAGGTGACGGCGGCCGTACGGCCACACGAGCGTCGAGTACTCGACCGGGAGAATTGTGATCTGCGATGCGCCGGCGTTCGCGTTTGCGGCGAGCGTGAGATCGGGCATCCACGTGGGCGCCCAGAAGGGCACGACCACGCCCTTTCGCGTATCCATCCACTGGCGGTTCGCGAGCGCCGCAGCGCGGCCGACGCACGGCCAGTGAAAGACGATGTCACCGACCGGCGCTGGCTCGAACAGATCGGTCCAGCGCTGGCCCGTCTGGGTGTCGAGCGATTCGTGAGCGCGTGCCGTCCCTTCGGGGATTGCCCCCGGTCGGTCGGGCTTGAGCTCAAGAACGTCGAAACCGAGATACGTCATGCGCCCCTCATGCGAAGTACGCCGGCACGTCGAATTTGAACTCGTAGCTGCCCGCGCGGAGCGTGTGCCGCTGAAGCTCTTCGCGCTCTTGCAGGTATCCGATCACCAGCGGGAGGATGAATGTCTCCCGCGCCGCCCAGGAGTGGGCGACACCGCTCGTCAGCGTGAGCGAGCCGGATTCGACCGCCTGGACCTCGAAGATCTCGTAATCCCACGGCGACTGCCAGAGCAGCCCGAGGCCGGCCGAGTACCAGGGGACCGTTGCCGTGTCCGTTGCGATCGAGGTGTCGTAGGCGGTGACATTCGATGCGAGGGCGGTCTTGTACTGCCAGAGCGGGACGCCGATCGGCTGGCCGATCAGGGTGCCGAGCAGCACGGTCGCGAGCTGGAGTTCGCGCGTGGTCAAGATCGTGCAGGTGAATGACACCTCGCCGCTCGGGGTCGCGCGAAGTTGAATGCGCTGCTCGACGCCCTTGCGCGAGCGGAGGATCCTGCCCAAGTATCCGTAGGACTCTTGGAGGTCGTATGCTGCATTCGCTTCGAAAGGCCAGACGCGAAGCGTCACCACTTCCGGCTCTTCTTCTTCGCCCGTTCCGATCGTGCGAAGGACCTCGCCGACCGACTGCGTGACGAACGCGCGGCCTTCCCACAGGCGCATGACCTCGGCAACGACCTGCGTGATGCGCGCTGGCCAGATGCCGGAGATCAGGACCTCGGCGGAGCAGGACGTGGCGCGCATGCCCTCGCTGACCGCGCGGAGGATTTCGGCTGAACAGGCGGTGGCGAGCATGCCGACATTCGATGCGCGCAAGACCTCGGCGGAGCAGGCGGTCGCGCGCATGCCTTCATTCGATGTGCGGAGCACTTCCACCGAGCACGCGGTCGCGAACATGCCCTTGCCGATGGTCTGGAGGACCTCGGCCGAGCAGGCCGTCGCACGCATTGCACCGATGCCGGTGACGAGGACTTCGGCCGAGCAGGCGGTCGATCGCATGCCGCGATTGTTTGTTTGCAACACCTCGGCCGAGCATGCAGTTGCGCGCATGCCTTCGGTCGAGAGGCGGAGGACCTCCGCCGAGCATGCCGTCGAACGCATCCCGAGGCCGTTTGTGCGCAGCACCTCGGCCGAGGATGCGGTCGCTCGCATCCCAACGTTGGATCGCCGCAGTACCTCGGCGCAGGACTGTGTGGCCCGCATGGCCACTCACGACACCCCGTACTGCATGTAACCGAACTGCGCGCCGTTGACGCCCGCCTCGGTCCATGCGCCCCCACCGGGATTGGTCTCCCAAATCTTCTGGTAGTTTTTATATGACGAGGTCACCGCGCCTGCATCCTGGTTGTAGATGGTGGAGCTGGGCCGCGCGAGGAGATAGGCAGTGCGGGTGGCCGAGTCATCCTTGCGCAGGACTGCGTTCACACCGACCCCGAGGATGCTGCTTCCAGGGATCGACGGCAGGTCGCCAAACGCGAACAGATCGAAAGTGTTGCTGCCTGTCGCCGAGTTGTAGGAGGCGTCGCCATCGATGAGGTCAGAGACGTTGTTCCAATTAGCATTCGGATACGGGATGAACTGCGTGGCCGCGCCCGCGCCTGTGGGGAAGATCGTCTGCACGATGCAGTCACCGCGAAGGGTGTCTGAATCGACGTAGATATCGCAGAACTGCACCGGCGTCGCGACCTCCATCGACTGCATCTTGAAATAGTCGAGTCCGTTGGTCGACTGCTGCTGAGTGTCACCAGAGCCGGAAAGCACGGTTGCTCCATCGATGCGTACAGTCCACGCTCCCGAGTTGGCCACTGTCACATCGAGTTCAAGGTAGTGCCAGGTGCCACCCGTGTACTGCCCAGTTTTCGACTCAAGGACGGTGCCTGCCGACGTTCCTCTGCGGAGCGAGACAAGGCCGGCGGTACCGCCCAACTCCAGGGTCACTTGCGCGCCTGTGCCGTTCTCGTGTAGAGAGATGAACGCCCGCGCAACATCGGTCGCGGGCCTGAAGGCGACCCCGAGCACCGCGCGCCCGTCAGTCAGCACAACTGGCGAGGAGATGAAGCCGCTGTCATACGATGGTGTGATGCTCTTCGCTCCAGCGCGCCTCGGATTGTTCGCCGTGATCACCATGTTGTCGACATAGTCCCAGCGCTCCGCCAGGTCGTCGTAAGCGTCGACGCCGCATATCCACCGCAAAGCCATTGATTCTCCTCCTTACTCAGCCGCCGATAGCTGATAGCCGATCTCCATGGCGTTCACCTCGGCCTGCTCCCACGACGCTGAGGTGTAGGGATTCTCATCCCACAGCCATTGTTTGCCCGTGTACGAATCCGCCGACAGCGCAAGCGCGTCCACGCTCGCATACTCCGTATCGCTCACCCGCACGACCGGCACAACCGCTCGCGCCGCCACGCAGTCCTTGCGCCCGACCAGCGTCACACCGACTCCCTTGACGACGCTCCCGGTGCGCGCACGCAGGCTCGTCATCGCGAATGTGTCCATCGCGGACAACTCAGCCGTCGAGTTCTGCGTCGCGTCTCCGTCGGGTGCGTCGGGGTCGTCCACGTTCTGCCAATTTGCTCCCGTCGATGGCGTCCATTGCGCGTACTCGCCCGCATCGACCGGGTAGAGCGCATCAACGATGCAGTTGCCGTGAATCGTCTCGTCGTCGAGGTAGAGATCAGTGAGTTGATTGCCGGCGCCGACGAATCTGACACGGTCGATCCCGAGCGTGGTGCCCGGCTTAGTGTCCTGGTTGGTCTTGGTGAGCGCAGCGAGTGCATCGTCGCCCAGATGCACGGTGAAGGTGCCCGTCGAGTCGTGAATCTTTGCGGCGAAGGTGATGAAGTACCAGTTGTTCGAGAACAGCAACGCCTCGACGGACATCGTCGCGAGCAGCGTCGCGAGGTCGCCGCGGTAGACGCTGAGCGTGTTGCCGTTCCAGTAGAGGCACAGCTGCACGACCGACCCCGACATGAGCTTGACCGTCAGGACCTTCGTGCTCGAGCGCACCGCGAACCCGAGCACCAGGTAGTTGAGCGGCGCCGCGAGGGGAGTCGTGGTCAAGTTGCCGCTTGCCGTGAGCACGCTCTTCGTCTCCGCGCGCCGAGGATTGGTCGAGACGACGGTTGCCCCGCCGTCCTCGCACCACTTCCCGACCGATAGGATGTCGGCCGTCGCATAATGTGAAGTGCCATCCATGTGAAGGAGCACGAACTACCCCCTGAACAGCTTGCCGAACGCTCGGCGGTTGCGCGCGAGCGACTTGAGCAGCCACTTCTCGCCGGCGGGGCTGTCGAGAATCCGTGCGGCGAGCCCATCGGCGAGATAAACCTCCATCCGACCATTCGCCGGCGTCGCCATCTCGCCGCCTTCGGGTGCGACATACCCGCCGCTCGCGAATGCCCTCGGCGAGATCAGCCTTGGAGTGCCGCCGGAGGCGAGCGCCGGCCAATGCTTCATGATGACCTGGGGATCGAGCTGTCCGGCGTTGTAGGCAGTCAGGAATGCCAGCCCGCCCGGGCGCTGCACGTGCCTTGCGCGGATGACGAATTCACCAGCCGAGAGCCACGCGGGGATGGAATCGGATGTGCTCGTTCCAGGCCCGAACACCTGGCCGCCGGATGCCTTCTTGCCGGCTACGCTGCCGCCCTCGTTGAACTTCATGCCGATCGCGCTGAGGCCCCTGAACACGAGCCATTGGGCGATGAGCTGCTTCAGTTGTTGGAGCACCGACTTCGCGAAGGCGTCGAAGGTCGCCTCGGCCGTCTTCGTCTCTTCGCCGATGCCCGCGATCGCATCGGACAGCGCGTCGAACGTTGCGAGGTTGATATTCCTGCCGAGGTCGTCCACCTTCTGCGCGAGATCGCCGACGTTCGCGGCGTTGCTGCCGATGCCGTTGATCGCGTCGCGAAGCTCCTTCGCCTCCTGGGCGAGCTCGGGGTCGCCGATCACGGTCGCGATCGCGACCATCTGATCGGCAAGGGCTTCGAGCGGCGGGATGCGCGCTTCGGTCAGCTCGAGAATGCGCTGGTGGCCTTCGGCCTCGTCCACGAGCCCGGCGGACATATCGCGCTGGATCGCTGCGATCGCGCTTTCGATGTCGCCTTTCTTGCGATCAGCCTGGCGTGAGAGCTCGGAGAAGTTCGCTTGCATCGTCAGCAGCTCGCGGTAGTCGGCCACCCGCTGCTCACGCTGCGCATCGTCGACGCCGGCCACCACCAACTCTTCGTTGCGCGCGCGGGCAAGGCCCTCGATCTGGGCAAGCTCGGCCTCGTAACGCTGCCCGCGCAGCTCCATGATTCGACGCTCGGTTTGGAGGACCTGCTCGTCGGCCGCCTCCTGCGCGTCACGCTCGTCGCGCCCGAGCTCGGCCATCTGCGTCTCGTACTCGACGCGCCGCGCTGCGATCTCGCCGCTCAGCCGTGCCGTCTCAGTTGCGTTTTTGTTTGCGTCCTTCTCTTGGCTGGCGATGGCGAGCTTCTTCTCAAGCAGCGCGATCTCGGCATTGAACGCCTGGGTGATGATCTCTCTGCGCGTGGCATAGGAGGCGGCAACGGACTTCTCGCTGTTTTTGAGCGCGGCCTGCTCGGTTGCGAGGCTGTCTTGAGCGTTCTTCTTGATCTGCGCGATCTCGCGGTCGCGGGCGCTCGCTTGAAATGCAGCGGTCGCGCGGGCTTCGGCAAGCTGCTCCTCGAAGGTCTTCTCCTTGGCCTCGCCATTGCCGGTGCCACCCTGCGTTGCGGCGGTCTTTGCCTCGCGGAGGTACTTGGCGAACTCGCGCATTTTCGTAGCCATCGCTGCCGGATCGAGGGTGCCGAGAATAACGCGCAAGCTCGGCGTCAGGTTGTCGAGAGCCTCACCGAGCGCCTCCGCCGGCTTCTTGCCGTCCTCAATCTCTTGCGCGAGAGCATCAAAGGCCTCGACTTCTGCGTCCAGACCGCTCGTCACCAGGATCTTCGCCATATCCGCAATCCTGGCTGCGAGCTCGGCCTTCTTTTCGTCGAGGCCCGCAGTCATGGTGTTGAATGCCTGCTCAACGCTCTGGACCGGCCCGCGCACCGCCGGAGCTGGGGCTCCACAGACCTCCATCGGTACGACTAGTCGTTCTACCAGGTCGGTCGATGGGCGCGCGGCCAACTCATTGAGCTGCTGGGATGTTTGAGCGATTTGCCTGTTCAACTTTTCGACGCGCGACGCTTGTTCGAGAAACGTGTCGCGTGCCTGAAGATCGAGAACGCGCTTGAGCGCATCCGCGCGGTCGTTCAGCTTGCCGGTATTGATAGCGACCACATTGCCGTACTGATCGAACTGCGTGATGACTTCCGGGAACGCCGTGGCGAGGTCGAGCATCGCCTGGCGCATCCGCTTCTGGGCCGCTTCGCTCCCGTCGCTCTCGCGCGACACTTGCTGGTAGACGCGCACCAGCTGCTGCCCGCGCGTGTTGATCGCCTGGATCTGCCGCTGCGTGCGCTCCATCGCCTGCGATTGCATCTCGAAGGTCTCGGGCAGCATCGCCCCGATGCCGGCCAGGATGCTGCCCCAGCCGCGCAAGATGCCTTGCCCAAGATCGATCCACGCGTTCTTCAGCCGGTTGCGCAGCAGCTGTTCCTGCGCCGCAGCCGTCTCGGTGATCTTGTCGAACGCCTCCTGACTCGCGCCCATGGACTGGTTCGTCGTCACGTCCATGATCCGCGCGAACTCCTCCCACTGCGCGCCGCTCAACGCGAGCACCGCATTCAGCCCGCGCACGTCCGGGAAGAGCTTGGCGATCGCGCGCGAGTTGCCCTTGGTCTTCTCCTGGATCTCCTTCAGCCAGGGCACTAGGCCCTTCGCCGCAACCGCCTCGGTGTCGAATGCGAGCCCAAGTTGCTCGGCGTATGCGCGCGACTCATCCGCCGGCTTCATCACCTGCATGAGCATGCTGCGGAGCGCCGTGGTCGACATCTCGGCGTTCATCCCGCCCTTCGACAGCGTGGCGAGCGCGGCGGCCAGTTGCTCGAAGGGGATCTTTGCCTGCGCGTAGGTCGGGATTGCGGTGCCGATCGAGCCGGCGAGGTCCGCGAACTCGACCTTGCCTTCGCGCACCGTCGTGAAGAGCACGTCGAAGATGTGCCCCGCCTCGTTCACGTTCTTGTTGTAGGCGTTCAGGATCGTCGTGCCGACGTCAACGGAGGTGAAGACATCCGTAAGCCCACCCGTCGCTGCCTTCGCCGCAGTGCGCGTGAAGTCGAGCGCCTGGCGCGTGTCGTTGATGCCTGACGAGAGCGCCTGGTAGTAGCCGCGGGCGAGGAGGCTTTGATCCTGCGGGATCACACTCGCGAGCTCGCGAACCGAGCGCGACAGCGCCTCGCTCTCGCCGCGGGTGGCGGACATTATCGTCCGCACCTCGGCCCACGAGCTTTCCCACTGCTTGAGCTCAGAGATCGCCTGGCCGCCCAGGCGAACGGCCTGCAAAGCGCCGAAGCCGATGCCCACCGCACCGAGGAGCTTCTTCGTCGAGCTGAGGACGGAGTTGAGCGCGCCGAATCCCTTGCCCTGCGTCTGCTGGGTCTTTTGCGATTCGCCCTGTATCTGCTTCAGCGCGGCCACGACCTCCGCCACGCCTTCAGCGCTCAGGCGAACCCTTACGTCAGGAGTCGGCATCCCACGGCACTCCGAGTATCGCCGGCGGCGCCGGCGGTTGTGGCCGCGACTTCGCGAACTGCGTCTTCATGGCCCAGACCAACGTGCGAAAGCGCCAGTCCTCGAGCGCATCGCATCGCAGCTTGTACTGATACGCTTCTAGGGCTTCGCGTAACGGCCAGCGGGCGATCCGCGGCCAAGCATCGACGTCATGGCCCGAGACGACACGGACTAGGTCGGTCCAGTGCCCAAACGGACCACTCTGCGAATCTCGCGCTTGCGCTTGCCGTTCTTGCCAGCCCGACTCGCCGTCGTCTCTGAAGAGGCAGGGGAAATCATCAAAGAGTCGAGCTCTGCTTGAAAAAAACTTAGCAGGAACTCCAGCGTCAGCGCATAGATCCGCTGCTTGTCGTCCGGATGCACCAGGGAGCCGAGATAGGCGGCGGTCTCCTTGGACGTCGCTACCGACCACTCCTGAGGAGACATGCCCTCTGGCACGAGGAGGTGCCCGAGGACCTCGAGCGCGCGATTGCTCGTGATCAAGTCGCGCAGCAATCGCTGGCCGTACTCCGCCGGCGACTCGCCGTCCATCGTCATCGGCTGATCAAGGCCGATGTCATGGAGCAGCGCGATCAAGCGAAAGTCGTGCTCGACCGTGGATTCGGTCAAACGAGTGAAGCGCTGACCGCCGAATACAATCGACGTGCCGGCAGGCTGTGGGGAGGGCCGCGGGAGCGCATCCTTCTGCCCGCGGCCCCAGGGGAGGTAACGACGCCACTTGTTCGTCAAGGAGTGGGCTCCTCGTACTCGGTGTACTCGCTGATCAGGTAGTACGGCGCGGTCGGATGGTCGGTCGATTCTCCGATCACGTCGAAGTTGAGGGTGATGTTGCCGTAGTCATCCGAAATGAATCCGATCCCGCCCTCAGGCGCGATCTGGAAGTGCCAGACCTCCATCTCGTAGCGCTGGCCGCGCTTCGGATCTCCGACGAACCGGAGCGAGCCTTCGACCTTCAGCGCAGCGCCGGCTGCGAGCGTGCGGGCCGTGTCCGCAGCATAGTTGTAGCTCACGTGCAGCTTGGCGGCGTCCGTGATCGTTCCGCCCTCGGCCGCCGTCATGAAGTAGATGCGCCCGGTCGTCCGATCGAGGATGTAGTCCTTGTCCTCGGTGAAGGCGGTGCCTCCGGCCTCCGGCTCGACCACGACCGACGAGACCTTGCGGTACTCGAGCGGCACGTAGTAGCCGAGCTTCGCGGTCAGGTCCTCGTCCGTAACAGCGTCCGTTCCCTGCGCCCGCGCGCTGATGTTGCCGAGAAGCGCCATGCGGAGATTCTCGAGCGTCATCTCGTGGAGCACCGCGCGCATCTTCATGTCGCGCTTGATCGCGATCTTGTCCAGCAGCGGCGCGTCCTGCACGGCGTAGTCGCGCATCTCGATCGTCTCGTCCGCGGGCGCCTGCGGCTCCCAGACAGACGCGACGCCGAGATACATCTCGCCTCCAGACGAGACTCCTTGATCCGTCCAGACGTCAGCCCACAGCTTGCCGCGCCCGAGAAAGAGATTCGAAGCATTCGATTCACGGCCAGGCATGAGTCACCCCCTATTGGATTGCTTCCGGGTTATTCGCAAGCGTGTCGTATGACACACGAAACGACATGAGCGCACGGCAGAGAGGCACGTCGCCCTCTCGCACGTATGAGAATTCCGTCCCGATCTCTTCGATCGGAACAACCATGGACGCGAGATCGAGGGCGGCGAGCGCCTTCGATGCCCATGTGAGAATTGGATCGGCCGCCTTGTCTGCCTCGGCCGTGGCAGCCGACGTGCAGACCTCTACAACGAGTTCGAGCGTGCGGCGCACCACCGGGCCCAGACGCGAGAATGCTCCCGGGCGCTCGGGCTGCATCTGGCCCACCGTCTCCTTCACCTGCCAGACAGACAGCGTCGGCAGCGTGTCGGGAGTCGGCGGGTCAACGCGCGTTCGGACCGGTAGCGGCACTCCCGCCGGACGCCCATTCGTGAGCGCCGTCGTGATCTCCACCACTAGTTGTTCGCGAATCGAGCTCATGCGTTCCTCAAGAAGATGCGCATCGTCTTGCCGTCTCCCTCGGGATGCAGTGCGTGGACGATCTTCGTCTGACCGTCCACCGCAATCGTCGAGCCAATTGCCAGCCCGGGCAGGGCGGCGGTCCGCACGAGAACGGTGTCGCGCACTACTTGCACGCCGGGGCTCTGCTCATCGTCGAACACATCGAACGCTTCGCGCAGGTAGGAGCCGTTCACCGTGTAGGTCTGGCCGGCAACTACCGGAGCAGCCTCCAAAGCCAATCCGAAAACGAAAGCGGGCTCATTCGTCCCCCCAATCGTCCATGCGATCTTGAGGTACCGCTCGAGGCCGGTCGCGAACACGAGCGCCTGCATCGACGCCGCGGTCGTGACGCGCGTGAACGCCCCAGACGGGACGTCCTCATAGGTGCCGCCGACGGTTGCACAGTGCCTCAGCTTCACATCGAGCGTCGAGCTCGAGCCGTGCGTTGCCGCGCCGGCGACGAGCACGAACCGCTTCTCCCCGCTATAGGCGTCGAGATCGATCGCCGCGCTCAGCCCAGACACAGACCGCTCGAGCACCGGCAGCAGCTCGACGGTTGCGACATCGGGCGCAGGCTCGCCGGCCGGCACGAATACCACGGTGACCGAGTCGCCCATGGCGGCCAGATCTGCGAGCATTGCATCGATGTCGGTATCGAGCGTCATTTGCTCCCTTTGACAAACGAGAGGTCCACGTCGAACACGGCGGCCGTTGAGTCGTCGTTGGTCAGGTAAAGCGTGAACCAGCGCATGTTTGAGACGGGCACGGTGGTAATGTCGAACGCTCGCGGAACGCCACAGACGACCGTGGTATCAGCGAGCGTGTGAGAACGATATAACGTGTGGTCAGCGTCGTTGCCGTGCCAGAACTCGACCTTGACAGTATCGGCAGAGCCTGCAGCGGAGGTACGCACACCGAGGAGTACGCGCCACGCAGGGCCCGATGTGAGGTCAAGGTAGGAAAGCTCCGGCAAGCGAACGGCGATCGACGCCGTGTCAGCGCCGACCGCCGCAGTCGTTTGCGTCTCGAACGAGTAGGTGACGGCCGACGCGGTGTCGTACCGATTCGCCGTCTCCGTCGCAGGCTCGATGTCCCCGCGCACGCCCGGCGCCAAACACGCGATGAGCGCCACGAGAAGAATCCAACGAAAGTGCCGCATCTGGTTCATCCTCCACGCCGGGGATCCGGTTATTGCAGCGGAGGATTCCCCAGCGATCTTGTCAGCCGCTGCCTCAGGACGCCTTCTTCAGGCCGATGAACTCGGCGGAGAAGTCAAACGTCGGGGTGTTCGTGCCGCCGAAGGTGCCGATCAGTCTCACGTACCGCTTCAGGTTCGATACGTTGAGCGCGAGCTTCTGAGCGCCCGCCGTGCCCGACACGCTGGTCACCTGGGTGTAGGTCGCGCCAGTGATGTCTGCGAAGCCAGATCCACTCACATCCGATTCTTGCAGCTTGCAGTCGAGCGTCGGCGAGGTGCCCGCCGTCGCGGCCGACGCGTTCAGCACGAACAGCCCGAAGCCTTCGTAGTCCAGCAGGTCGATGGCCGTGCCCGTGTAGGTGCTCGTTCTCGCAACAGGAGCTGCGAGCACGAGCGGGACGGGGGCAAAGGCCAGTGCGTTTTGCGTGTTCATTCATTGTCCTCCAGCCGGCTTCTGCGCCGGCTTCTGCGAGACGGCGTGGCCGACGTCTCGATCAACGGATCTCGCGTCTCCACTTCGGTCTCTTGGGTCTTGACAACCGGCGTCGTCTCTTGCGTTTTGACCGCTTCGACGACAGCCTGGATTGCTTCGCCGATCGGGATCTCGTGCGCGTACTTGATGAGCACCTTGCGCATCGCCTCTTCAACAGGCAGGTCGCGCGGCGCCACGAGGATTTCGCCCGCGGCAACATCGCGGCCAGCACCGCCAAGGCAATGCGCTCGATCGATCTTGATTGCCATCGTGTCCATCACGCGCCAAGCTCCCTCTTGGTAAAGCCGCGCCGCCTCAGGCGACGGCGCGACTCCTGGTCGATTCCTACGAGATCGTCGCGCCCGTGCCCTTACAGAAGGAGGCCGGCCGCAACACGAGCACGTCGGCCATCGAGTAGCTGGTCACAACGATCTGCCCGTAGCCCGCGCGCGTGTAGATGTCGACAACGATCTCGATCTCGTTGCCCCACATGCACACGGCGAGGTCGTTCCAGTTGGCGACGACCAGTCCGTGCTCGTTGGCGCCGTTGCCGAGCGTCGCGCTCATCTGGCTCGTCGAGCGCGCCGTCACGCCGAACAGCTTGCCCTCGAGGAAATCGCCCTCCCAGATGAACTGCGGGAAGCCGCTGACGACGGGCGTGCCCATGAGCTTGGTTGCCATGCCCGGCGTGGTGATCCACGAGACGCCGCCCGCCCACGCGTTCGCCGTGGCAAGCAGACCCATCATCGTGGTGATGTCGGTGAGGTCCGGCACGCCTCCGCAGCCCCAGTACTGGACATCGGCCGCCGAGTAGACGCCGACCGGCTGCTTGTCCGTGCCCTTGCCGTGCAGCGCGGCCAGGTCGATCGCAAGCCCGTGGCCGATCGCGAGCTTGTTGCGGACATCCGCCTCGACGTCGATCGAGGACTGGACCAGCAGCTGCCGCGGGATCTGGACACTGCCCATGAGCGTCTTGGGCGTGCCCTGCACATATCCGGTCGTGGGATTGCTGCCCGTCACGGCGGTCGCGGGGTTCTCGCCCATCCAGTAGACGGTCGGATCGGCCGTCTCCTTCGCGAAGAAGATGTTGCCCTGGAGATTCGGGTACAGCTTCGCGCCGGCGACGAGCACGACCGCGCGGTTGCGCAGCAACTCGATCAGGTCAGGGATCACCTGCTGCCCGACGAGCGCGGCGCCGCCGGTCGCTTCGCCGGTGCCCATCGTCCGCTGGTAGACATCGTCCATCGTGCGCGTCCGCCAGGGCACCTTGATGCCGCCGTGGGCCGGCGCAC